ATGCCAACTTATAAATTTCATGATAAAAAAACAGGTGAAGAGTGGGATGAGTTTCTCACTATGAGTGAACGAGAGGAGTTTCTTGCAGATAACAAACATATCAGGCAAGTACCTGTGCCGTTTGCTTATACAGGAGATCATATCATGGGCGTAGGGCCTAAAACTGATGCTGGATTTGAAGACCGAATGGGACAAATTGCAAATGCTCATCCTGGCAGCCCTCTTGCATCTAGGTATAAGAGTAATGAAACTCATGCACAGATTAACGCAAGGAATGTAGTAGAAAAACATAAGAAGAAAAGGCCAATAGTTTCTTGATTTAATTTCATTTTCTTAACTACATTTTAACCCCTTGTATGGTATACTAATAGAATAGGAAATCATACAAGGAAGATAAATGAAAAAGAAACCAGTTATATTGGTAGATGTTAAGATAAAAATACCATCTTGGTATTGCTTAAAATATGAAAAGTCTCATAAAAAAGTAGAACCAGATATTAAATTAGTTAATGAAATTAAAATAGATATGACAATATGACGTATAAGTAATATGGTACAGGCGAGAAATACCAAACTTCAGCACCGATGCACAGCATTGACGCAAGCTGGGAAGTCCCTCCGCCTATGTGCCAGAGGGGGAGTCATTTCACAAACTCCCCCTCACCTTAATTTTTATGAAAGAAAAGTATAATGACTACAAAGAAAAATAAAGAGATTAGCAATAGTAATTTAGTTGCAGTAAAACCAATTACTGACAGTCAAAAAGATGTTTTTGCTTCTTGGAAAAAAGATAAGAATCAATTTCTTTTTGGTTGTGCTGGAACAGGAAAGACTTTTGTTTCTTTATATTTAGCACTACAATCAGCATTAGATTTAAAGAGTAAACATGATAAAGTAGTTATTGTTCGTTCTTTAATTCCTACAAGAGAGATTGGATTTTTGCCAGGCGATGAGGAAGATAAAGCTGCACTCTATCAAGTACCATATCAAAACATGGTGCAGTTTATGTTTGAGCAACCTAATGAACAATCTTTCAATAACCTTTATGACCGCCTCAAAAGTCAGGGTACACTTTACTTTCTATCAACTTCTTTTCTTAGAGGTTTAACATTTGATAACACTATTGTTATAGTTGATGAATGTCAAAATATGAACTTCCATGAGCTGGATACTATTATTACGAGGATAGGCCAAGATTCTAAAATTATCTTCTGTGGTGATTTTGATCAAACTGATTTACAGAGGACAAATGAGATAAATGGCTTACATAACTTCTTACGTATTTTAGAAGAAATGGATGAGTTTAATTGTACAGAATTTACGATTGGTGATATAGTACGATCTGGTTTTATACGTAGCTATTTGATTAATAAAATCAAACTTGGTATTGGTATGGATTAATGAAGTACACACAACGCCAATGGGATAGAGAAGTGGGTTGGGGATTAGTTCCACATGAATACAAATACAATTGTCCTAAGTGTGAAGATACTGGCGTAATACCTTTTCTTAAATTAACTCCAGAAAATAAAAAATCTAAACTAATAAAATGTGATGAATGTGTAGAAAACTAAATACTACTGATTTACAAGGGAGAACTTTATATGCCAGCACGTAAGCACACTCAGTGGTTATCACAACCAACTATCGAATATGTAGATAGTCGTATTTACAGCGATTGGGATATCTTTCATGAAGAACAAGAGAAAATCTTTTCTAAATGTTGGATGCCATTATGTCATGAATCAGAACTAGAAAATCATTTAGATTTCAGAACAGCTACTATTGCTGGTTCTAAAGTAGCAATGATTCGTGACAAAGAAAGAGTTGTTGCGTTTCAACATAACTTTCAATCTTTACCAGTGAGTGGTAACTTAGAAGCTGACGGTGGTTACGATCACTGGAACTGCCCAGAACTACATTGTGAAGTTAAGTTTGGTGGTATGGTTTGGGTTACAATTAATCCAGAACCTTCTCAGGATGTAGAAGGTTGGGCTGCTGGTGCGTTTGATTGTATTCGCCCAGCACTTGACACAGAACCATTAGAAGTATTCCATTATCATAAAGCAGTTATTGGTAGTAACTATAAATTATGGCATGATACAAACAGTGAATTTTATCACGATTATATGCATTACTTCAATCGTACAACAGGATTTAATGATGAATACTTTGCTCGTAAGTGTACAGGGTTTGATAATGGTCACGTTAATGTAGGAAGTTTTGAAGTACAATATACAGCAATGGAGAATGGTAAAGATCGTGGAGAATTAAGTTTTCCTTCTTTACCACCCAATCAGTGGTATATGATTGATTTATTTCCCGGCATGAACTTCAATTTACGTGGTAGTGCATTGCGTACAGACGTTGTAACTCCACTAGGCCCAGATAAAGTAATGATAGAGTTTCGTGGATTTGGTCTTAAAAAAGATACTCCTTTGGAACGCAAAACTCGTATAGAACATCACAACACAATCTGGGGCCCATTTGGTCGTAACTTGCATGAAGACTTACTTGGTATTCAAGGTCAAGGATCAAGTATGCAGCCTGGCTCAGAACATAGACATATATTACATGGTCGCCATGAAAATGAAACTATTCATGATGAAGTAGGTATGCGGCACTTCTATAATGAGTGGGGTGCTTGGATGGGTCGTGACCCTGCTAACCCAATGAAGGAAAATGCAATTTGGGAAAACCAAGAAGAACTTGTTGCGTAATAAATATTAGATAGGATAATAAAATGAATATTGAAAGATTAAGAGAACAGTTAGAAATAGATGAGGGTGTTAAATATGAAATATATAAAGATCATCTTGGCTACCCTACTTTTGGGATTGGTCATCTTATTTTGGATTCCGATGCTGAACACGGACAAGATACAGGAACCGCCGTTAGTGAAGAAAGAGTCAAAGAAGCCTTTGAAGCCGATCTCGTTTCAGTCTTGTCTGACTGCGAATCTCTCTACGGAGATTTTGGAGATTTGCCAGAAGATGCTCAGGAAATAATTGCTAATATGATATTCAATATGGGGCGGCCGCGTTTGAGTAAGTTCAAGGGAATGAAACGTGGTGTTGATGCTCGTGATTGGAACGCAGCTGCTGATGAGATGGTAGATAGTGCTTGGTATCGTCAAGTACCAAATCGTGCAAAAAGACTTGTAGAAAGAATGCGTAACGTATAAGTGACTTGACAAATCTAAATAAATAAGGTATAGTTATATAATGTTTAATCATATGAATGTGGAGTTGCCCCCTATAAGCGCAACAACAACTAATGGTGTTCGTCTTTATGAAACACCAGAAGGAAACAAGTATCCTTCAATTACAACTATTCTATCAGTCCGTAATAAATCTGGATTGGTAGAATGGCGTAAACGTGTAGGAGAAAAGACTGCAAACTACATTGCTGGTAAGGCCGCTTCAAGGGGAACTAAGGTTCACCATATGTGTGAAGACTACCTCAACAATGAAAATATAGATCATCATCAAAAACATTTTCTTCCTTGGTGTTTATTTACTCAGTTACAAAAAGTTCTGGTAAATATAAATAACATTCATGCACAAGAAGCAGGACTCTATAGTGATAAATACAAGGTAGCGGGTAGAGTTGATTGTATTGCAGAGTACAATGGTGTACTGTCTATTATAGACTTTAAAACATCAACAAAAGAACGTAGTGACGATTGGAATGAAAACTATTACATTCAGTGTTCAGCATATGCAGAGATGTATGAGGAACGTACAGGTACAGAGATAGAACAGATTGTTATTCTATGTGTAACCGAAGATGGTACTGTACAAGAGTTTGTAAAAGAGAAGTATGATTACCTTGATGCATTGGTAGAAACCGCTGCAGAATGGAGAAAGAAAAATGAAACACCTAATGATACTAATAGTAGCAATATATCTACTAGTATCCTCGACAAATTTAGCGTTAGCAAATAGTAGTGGAAAAATAAAAGAATGGAGTAACGGAGATTTAATTGCCGTTGTTAGTATTTGTAGAGATGAAGAAACAATACTAAAAGTTGCAAGGGCTGACACTATATCAGAAGAAAAAGTGATAAGTATAATTCGTGGACTTAATGCGGTAGGAGAGTGTTTGAGATTATCAAAACCTCTATTATTTCATATTGAATCATCATTAATTGCATATAAAGATTTTAATGGAATTGATTCCTTAGTATTAGGTGTGAATGGAAAAACAGATAATTTTCTGGGTTTTGTTCTTGCTGCTGGTGTGTTTGTTGAGAAGAAAAAAATTAAGGGCCAAGACGTTTAGGGTATTGACAAATTACTATTAGTATGGTATAAATAGTATACAATTTGATGATACGAATTGAGAACTGAACTGGACTTGGGGGCAGTACCCAACGCCTCCACCAAAAGGAGACTAGAGTGTTAAAGGTAATAATAGGGGATTCTGATGAAGAGCCCTCTAGTAAAAGAAGTAAGTAAGTGGATGTTTAAGGCATATATCGTTTGGAGTATATGTGCAGACATAACCTTACTTGCAGGGATAATTTACCTAGTCTTTTTTTGATGGGGGCGAAACAGGATCGACAGGCAGGGACGGATGAGTGGAGAATTGTCGGATGACTGCGTTATTGGTCAAATTAGTAAATGCAAACGATAATATTGCATATGGGGATTACGCACTAGCTGCGTAATCTTTCGGGGTTCGGTGGGTTCCTTGCAACAGAATACCCACCACTTTATTATAATGAGGATTGGTTATGTACGAGAGACAAGTTATTATCGCAGATGTTGAACTGCCAATAGAAGAATTACATTTAACATATTTGATGCATAAGCTTAGAAATGATTATGGATTTTTAGAATCCTCAAGAAACAATGTTCCCGTAAGTGGTTATCAAGAAATTATGCCACTGTATACATATCCATGCTATGAATATCTTCGCAGTATGAATTGGGAAAATTCTAATGTTTTTGAGTTTGGTTGTGGCTATAGCACCGTTTGGTGGGATAACATGAAGTGTAATATGTATGGTGTTGAAAAGAATAAAGAGTGGGCAGACAAAGTAAATCCTGACAATAAACACAAAATTTGTGTTGAGGAAGATCAGAGCTTGTACACAAAATCTATCTATAAGTACAAAATGAATTTTGATGTGATTATTATTGATGGTCATTTCCGTACCAAGTGCGTATTACCCTCTTTAAAAAGTCTTGCAGATGGCGGCATGATTATACTAGATAATTGTGATAACAATCCACGGGCAAAAGAGCTCTTGGATAAATCAGATTTACTGCCAATTCACTTTCATGGCTTCAAGCCAATACATGTAGATACTGAAACCACTTCTTGCTACATTCATAAAAACTTTTCTAAGAAACCTAGAAATATTATACCAATGGGTGGAACTCTCCGTGTTGAGTAATAATATTGAAAAAAGGTGTTGACAAATAGATATTACTATGTTATACTTTGTTATAATACGAATTTAAGTGACGGCAACCTATTGCTATATCGACACTTAATGAGTTTGGTAGTTCTCTTTATAGGACTAAAAACTACCATTTTAAAGGTTGGAATACTTTCAGCCTATTTGCAATGTTAAGGAAAACATTTAAATGACTACTACCACTACCCAGACCGATAAGGTCGAAAAAGCACTTGTTAATGGTGCAGAACTAACCGCTAAACAGATTACATCACGTTATGGTGTTAAGAATGTTCGTGCTGTTATCAGTAAGCTACGCCTGTCAGGTCTTGCGATCTATTTGAACAAGCGTGTATCGTCTTTTGACGGTCAGACGTATATGAAGTATCGTATCGGTACACCTAAACGATCAGTTGTTGCTGCTGGCTATCAGGCACTACGTACAGCGTAATGTCTAACGGGTGATGCCGTAATACATCCGTGGGGAGTCACGGTTAACTCCCTAACTTGCGGGTGTAGTATAAAAAGTATTACAACAGTTTACCAAATTGTAGAAGAAGGGGCAGTACCTTCCACCCGCTCCAATTTTAATTGTTATGGAATATTATAATGCCACTGAATACCTCAAAAACCTTTTCACTCAAAATTGAAGAAATTGCTCTTGAGAAAGCGATAACTCATATGGATGCCGTGTTATGGTACTGTGAGGCAGAAGGTCTTGAACCTGATTCTTTAAGGCCTCTAATTTCAAAATCTCTCAAAGAGAAGATTGAAGCTAATGCGAGAGATTTGAATTATTTGCCAAAATGTGCTCAATTACCTCTATAAGGTACTTGACAAATTCGTTGAACTATAGTAATATAGTTTATGTTCAACTGTCGGGATTGACGGCAGCAACCCTAGCAATGGAGATTTCTAATGGAATTTACAGTGCATCTGGATGGTGACCCCGCCATCCGTGAAGAAGGTTTCTTCGCCTCTAAGGTGACGGAACTTGAAAATCAAATTAAGGTATTTGGTTTTCAAAACGCTGAGTTGGCGAAAGCCAATGAGGAGTTGAGGGAACGAGTTACTAAACTCGCCTCTCGCCAACCTAGTTGGCCTAAAGGATATCGTCCGAATAGTAATCGGCGATAGTTAATGTGTGCCGGTGTAGCTCAAC